GTTAGACACGTCCCACCCACTGATGTCTCCATTGAATACAGAAGCCTGGTATAACATGTATTGCATATCGGTGACGGTGGAAGGAATATAATCAGGAACACTTGTTAAAGTGTATGCCTTCATGAAAAAATATGCCATAGAAGTAATATTGCCTAGACCCCATGTTTTATTCAGATCATAAAAAGCTTCTACTGAAGTCAGTTTAGTAAGTGCAATATTAGTAAAATCGAAGCTGGTTTGAATCTGAGTTGCCGGGTTAGAGGCGGTAATATAAATCTTAGCAACATATGTGTCGGCGTTAGTATAGGTATGGGCATGAGCGATTTGAGTCGTAGTTAGTGTTTCGGTTTCAACTGTACCATCACCCCAATCAATATATAATACGGTGGTACCGGCTACACCAGCGTACTTAAATGCAGGCAACGTTACCGATTCATTTGATGTAACTATATAGGTGAAAAACAATTGCGCGTGTTGCCCGAAATCACTGGCTACAGGAGTACTACTAACACCATATTTAGCTTGAAAAGTCGTGGCTTGGTTGAACATGAGCGTTAAATTTGGAGCAGGATTCGTACTAAGTGTCCAAGCCAATATTCCTCGATTGAATGCAGTTGCATTAGAGAACATATAACTCATATCGGTCGCTGCAGACACATCCCATGAGCTGATGTCAGCATTGAATGCAGTAGCAGTAGAGAACATCTGACTCATGCCGGTGACGTTAGACACGTCCCACGAGCTGATGTCTGCATTGAATTTATAAGCGCTGCTGAACATGCGATACATAGCGGTAACGTTAGAGACATCCCATCCACTGATGTCTCCATTGAATATCCAAGCATTCTCGAACATATAACTCGTATTGGTGACCGTGGAAGGAATATAATCAGGAACGCTTGTTAAAATCATTGGATAATTACTAGAGGATCCTGTTGCAAAAAAATAGTGGGCGCTTGTGAAATTGCCTAGACCCCATGTGTTATTCACATCATATTCAGTTGTGATTGAAGTCAGTTTAGAAAACATCCCACCATTATTATAACCGGTTTGAATCTCAGTTGCCGGGTTAGAGGCGGTAATATAAATCTTAGCAACATATGTGCCGGCGTTAGTATAGGTATGGGCATGAGGGGTAGCAGTCGTAGTTAGTGTTTCGGTTTGAGCTGCACTACCATCACCCCAATCAATATATAATACGGTGGTACCGGCTACACCAGCATACTTAAATGCAGGCAACGATACCAATACATTTGATGTAACTATATAGGTGAAACACAATTGTGTGGGTTTCCCGAAATCAGTGTATAAAGGAGTATCTGCAACACCATATTTAGTTTTAAAGGCGTTGGCTCCCGAAAACATCTGACTCAAGTTTACATTATTATCTTTAAGTGTCCAAGCCAATATTTCTTGATCGAATACACTGTTGCCCCCGAACATCTGACCCATATTAGTAACATTAGACACGTCCCACCCACTAATATCTTGATTAAATGTACCTTCTTTGAACATGTTCCCCATGTGGGCGACGTTAGACACGTCCCACCCACTGATGTCTCCATTGAATACAGAAGCCTGGTATAACATGTATTGCATATCGGTGACGGTGGAAGGAATATAATCAGGAACGCTCGTCAAAGTGTCCGCATTCGCGAAAAAATGGCGGGCGCTTGTGAAATTATATAGACCCCATGTGTTACTCGTATCATTTTCAGTTGTGACTGAAGTCAGTTTAGTAAGTGCAATAGTATTATCGTAGTTGGATTGAATCTCAGTTGCCGGGTTAGAGGCGGTGATATAAATCTTAGCAACATATGTGCCGGCGTTAGTATAGGTATGGGCATGAGGGGTTTGAGTCGTAGTTAGTGTTTTGGTTTCAGCTGCACTACCATCACCCCAATCAATATGTAATTCGGTGGTACCGCCTGCACCAGAGTACTTAAATGCAGGCAACGATACCACTTCATTTGTCGTTGGCGTGACGTAGGTAAAACAAAGTTTCGCCGTCATATTGTTATAATTTATTGGTATATTTTTATATTAGACCGTTGAACATACAACCAGATACCGCAATTTGCAATAATAATCTCCTAAAGTGAAAACATGGGTTATATAATATCGCCGAATACTATAAATGAACCAAGAAGAAAAGGAGAAAAAAAAGGGGTTTCGATTGATTGGTCAAGGAACTTATGGATGTGCATATCGCCCGTCGATTCGATGCAAAGATCAAAAAGTGGGTTCGGCCCACTATTTATCCAAAGTGCAAGTGAAAGATAAAAGTAGTGAAATCGAGTTGCTCGCGGGAACAATCATCCAAACCATCCCAAATCATGATCAATATTTTGCTCCTATTTTGGACCAATGTCCCATCAACATATCAAAAATCGAAAATAGTGAATTGAAGAATTGTGATGTGATTAAGGAGGGGTTTCAAAGCAAGTCGGCACCGAATTATATTTCGAGTAAAATCCGGTATGTCGGTAAAGAAACGTTGGACGACTACTATCAGCACCTGTTAAAACCTTCTAAAACACCATTATTGACTCTTGAAAACTATTGGAAAATATTGGGCAATTCCCATGTGTATTTATTAAACAGCATTACTATATTGAACAAGGCAGGATTATTACATTTAGACATCAAAGAAAACAATATCATGAGAGACGAAATCGAAAAAACGTTTGTAATCATCGATTTTGGATTGTCTTATGAAATAAAAGATTTGAATCGTGAAAATTATGTACAACATGGGAAAAAACCGTTTGGTGTTCAAGTGGAAAGTTACATCCCATGGCCAATCGAAATGAATATTATGTCTTATATTGCCCGCAAGGTCCAAGAGAAAACCAGTGCGGGTTATGGTGCTATACAACCCGAGATATGGTCAAAGAAAATGGAAAATGCATCCGAATTGAAGGAATTGTGCAATATATTTCTGAAAACCAATGATTTATTGCAAGATGAGCTTTTTTCGAGAGAGGAGTGCAAAGATTATTTGGAACGACTCCATAAATGGGTGGAGACAATGCGTGGAAAAACATGGGGAGAGGTGTGGGATATAGTTGCGAAAACGCATTTATCATGGGATGCTTATAGTTTATCGACCATGTATTTGAAAGAAATGAAAATGACGAACGTGATATCATTTTTACAAAAATTACCGGAACTGAAAAAGGCGGAACCCAAATTACAAAAACAGGCGAGAAATGCTGTGACGAAAATCGTGACGGGAAAAAATCCCCAAGAAACACATCATGGTTATTTAATGCGCGAATATGTGAAGAAATTAAAGCGTCATGTGTTGAGTGATCCGGAAACGCGCAGTGATGCTATCAAATTGGGCAACGAAATAAGCACCATGTTTGGAAAGATTGATCGTTTTTCATATGACGTAATGAATGAAGAAATGTCGTCAAGTATGTTCAATCACGCCAATCAAAAGAAGATGGACAAAAAAAAGAAGCAAAATACAGTGCGTGAATTACAAGGAGATCAGAAAATGAGAAAGGCATTCAATACTGTGTAATTCGTCGAAAACAATCATGAATGGCCTTGTATCTAGATTGTTCTAGAATAGACCAAAAGTGGTAATAAGGAGAATCGCCGTCTTGCATTCGGTCACACCATCCATGTTCAGTTAGAAATAATGGAGAAAAGGGGTGATCTGTACCTAGAAAGGTATCGGCTGCATCTTTGGTAGAACATACCAGATTTTCGTGTTGAATTGCACAATATACTGCGCGTACTTTGGCTATAAATCCATCGCAAATATCCAAATCGATCCAAATGGGATTATGTGTGGAATATAAGATGCGTTTCACTCCTGACCATTCGGCGACCAAGCACGCTTGTGCAATTGCGAAATGCATTTTCGGGTCGTGAATGGAAACAGAATCATAACAAATAATGGCCAAATCGTCTTCTCTGATTTTATGTGTTTTACACCACAAATGGGATATTTTGGTCCATTTACGATTGAGCACATTGATTTCGTCAGTTAGTCGTGAAGAAAAAGAAGACTGTTCTGGGAAGGAGTCAATATACCGGATACATCGAAATGCCCGTCGAACATATTTCCCAATATAGTGAGGAAAATGGATGCCCCTGTGAATTTTGCATCGTGGTGATTTAAATCCAATGAAGGAGTGTGTATCTTGTTTCATCCATTGAGATAGGTTACTGGAGCACAATTGTCTCTCGGCATTGTTCTCGTGTAGAATGTCCAAGGAGTCATTTTGGTTAAAAAGGAGGTCCCAATTTTGCACAAGGGCGTGATGATGCAATTGGTTGAGTTCAATATTCGCATGTTTTTTAGAACACATGTGAGTTTCAATGGGAGAAATAAAGGCAGTCATGGTGGAAATCATTTTCCGATATTGTTTTTTGTGATGCGATGTGTTGATAATTCCCCCATGGAATGGTTTTGTAGAATGCGTTGCTGTCCATTGTAGGACCAATTTATCAAATAACCAGCTGTATTTGGATTTTTCGCGAGGAACCCACTTGGCGCAATTGGTGGAACAATACCCATTTGTTTGATACGACACCCAGTCATCATGAATACATGCATTCATGATTTGTACGGCATTATCAATAAGTGGGTGATCAAATCCGCGCTTACTGTTTTTGCGAAGATAGTCACATAGGCCACAAATATCGCGCCAAGATCCATAACTATATTGATAATAATCCCCCGAAACAAGGTGTTTTAATGCACTAATTGCGAGCATGGGATAAAAATCGTACCATACGTGTAGTAGGGCATATGTTGCGTCACGGAGACCCAATCCACAATGGATATCGCGTACGTAGGCAATGGAAGAAAACAGGGTATCTAGTAGGCATAAATAAATAGACTGATTGATATTCATGGAAGATTTATTCAGTTTTTGTCGAAGATTGTCCAAGATGATGGATACTTTGTCTTCTAAAATGTGATTATTATCGGAATATTCGTTGGTTAAAAACTGAAAGTAGTCACCGATTTGGTCTTGTAGAGTGTGTATTGTGGAGGTTGCTTTTAATGGGGGAAATTCTGCAACATCATACATGGTTTCAGTGGATACAAGGGTTATTATTATATGGTTTATTTCTTTTCTTTTCTATTCTTTTCTTTATTCGGTATGTGAAAGTCGTTTGTGCGTTTTGGAATGGCGTTTGGGCAAATGGTTCCCAATTCGGACACGTTTTGTCTTTTTACCCACATTTTGATCGCCATTTTTTTTTAAAATAGACCGAACGGGTTGTTCAATGGGAACCAATTCTTGCATAATGATCCATATAGAATTCAATGAATGAAAGAGAAACGAACAAGGTGGAAGAGTGATGGAACGAGGAATGTCCAAGATTTTCATTCTTTCGGATTCTTGAAAAGGTGTTTTTTCATCGTCCAAATAGCGAAATAACAAATCGGGTTTAGTATCGACAAAGAATTGAAGAATTTGGTCACATTTGAAGCGTTTTCCGTCTCTATTCCGATACTGTTCGAGTAATTGCAATAAAATCCCTTCTTTCAATAGACTTCCTTGATCATTGTCCAAGATTTCGAGATCTACTTTTTCAACACTTTTATTATACAATTCAAAGTGGGTATTCACAAAGAGAAAATGGAGCGAAATGGATTCCATGGGTTCTGTAGAGTGGGATGTGTTTGAATACAATGTTCTTGAATATTCATTTGTCCAAGAAGTGTTTAATTCTTCTTCTGCATAAGAAAATGCGTCATCTAAAAGACTGTTTTCCATTAGAATGGAGTTGGATAAATATTTGTGAAACTAAACGATAATTGCGTGAAAACAGCATAAAGAGAATTGTCTAATAAATTACGTATCGCAACAGCACGACTATCTAATGAGAATATCATCATATAAAAAATGAAATGGGTTTTCGATGGAAATAATTACGCGATACAGATACGGAAATATGCGGCTATATGTTAGCAGTCGGCTTTATGTCGCGTCTGTGTGTAGTAGATGCACAATGGGAAAAAAGAATGGGGGTATGCATATCAAGTGAACTAAAAAAGTTCCGTTGATAGGTAGATATATACACCATTGAAGATTGGTGTAAAATTGAAAGGGTGAGGTGGGGGCTGAATAGTACCAATAATAATTGAAATGGAAATCAAAAAAACAATATGTATTCCGCGTGTAGAAAAGGATTTGAATGTAAAATATATCCAACAAATATTCGAAAAATGGAATATCGGGCGAATATCACAAATCAAGGAATGGTGAACACAAGCGTATTATGATTGATATGTTAATCAACCCGAAACAACAAAATGGGTCTTATGTAATACATCGGTTCAATCAGGGTCAAAATATCAAGTTGGTTCATGATGAACCGTGGTATTGGAAAATGGTGGAAGCTCGATGAACAAATCCAGTTAAGAAAATATATAATTCATGTACTTATCAACAATGGGATTGGTTTTGTTATATTTTGCTAAACCATTGTCTTCAGTGCATGTTTCCTTAAAATAGTGGAACCATTTTTTTTTCTTTTCTGCATTTTTGATTTCAATGGTAAAAATTTCGTCAATATGGCTATAAGCATTGCGATAATGTACCAATTCGTCTTTGATCTTGTCTTTAGTTTCTAACAAAACCTGGAGCCGATTTTCATGACGTTTGACGGTAGTATCGTCTTCATTTTGTCGTGAAGATCGATATAAAATATAGCGAATTTCATTTTTCACGTCCTTGTATTTCGCAACCAGCATTTTTTTGTTGGATTCAATCCGTTTGATGAAGGAAAAAATGTTGATGTGACTAATGACGGGAAAAACTTGGCGAATATCATTGGGTATAAAAAGTGGGTTCCAGTCTTTAATCTCGGAAATTTTTTTCTCAATTTCATCGACTTTTTCAAAGACGATTTTGGAAAGTTGGTTTTGATTTTCATCCATAAATACGATTTTGCTAGCAACGAATTCAAGAGATGTCTCTAGTTTGTCGTACTGCAATGCGGTATTATAAAAGGTTTGTGTCGAAGATTCTAATTTGTAATAATTTGCGAGAGAGATTAAGAGAGCAATAAATGCATTAAGTCCCGAAATAACGCCACCGCTCCAATGATAATCTTGTATAAGGGGTGCGAAAACGGTCACTACAGAGGAAATGAGCAATGCTGGTATCATGAGCATATTGAGATTGCGTTGTGATAATAAATGTGATTGTAAATAGAGGTTTTTTTGTCCTTTCATATAAGTAATTAATATGTCTAATTCACTCGAAAACTTGTCGTCATTTCCGTCATAATGTTTGTCTAATCCTTGTTCGACTTCCATTAATGTGAGTTGTCTAAAATGAGAATCACAATCGTCGTCTTCGTCATCACTATTGTGGTGTGAAAGAGTGAGGGGGCTGTTGCTGTTTTCACATAATTGATATACATGTGAGTAGTTTGGAACGAATTTAGTAGCAGATTGTCGGATTTGTTCCAAATCGTGGTTTAATTGAGTTTCAAACACATCGTCTTGTTTCCGTTTTTCCAAACTATCTTCAGAATGTGAAGAATTCGAGTGAATTTCAATAGTGTGATGATCGATCATTAACATAGTCCAAGAAACAAAATTGAATGTGGTGGCGCATTCGCATATATGTAGCAACTGAATACACAAAATGGAAGACGATGCCTCATTACCACCGATCAAACAATATTATTCCAAATCGAAGCAGCGTCGGCGCGCTGAAGAGAAAAGCAATACCGAAATGCGCGAATATGCACGAAACAAAAATGTTCGTATTGTAACAACTCGGTTTGATGCGAAAACGTGGATGGAAAACGAAGAATATAGGAAATACAATAAAAAAATGGGTTGTGTATATCCGACTCCTGAATTGAACAATGGTAATTGGACACAAGATTCGATTTTGTTAGTTTTAGAAATGAACAACACTACGAATAAAATCATGGGTCTAGGTATGGTGCGAAATCACGCACAAGTAAAAAAACATCGTGTCTATAGTGATGATAATTACAACCGATATTCGTATTTTGGAAAACACCGCATAGGACGAGAATCCATGAACGAAGAAGAGGACAAAATAATGAAGGTGTTTGATATTTTGTGTTTTACTGGATCGCGACATATGAAACGATTGCGCGGAATTAAAGCATTTCCGATGGATATGTTGTATCGTTGTTCGAAAAAAATGGATTTAGTGGATTACTTGAAGAACATGTTCAAGAAACGGATTGAATCGTAAATAATATAAATGGATTTTATAACAGAATATAGATAACTTTTTGATGGAAAAAAAGAAAAATAGTGATGACGACGACGAAATATACAATGTGAATGAATATAGCGATGCTGAATTATACACCATGTTGGATTTGAACAATCCAAGTGACCGTGAATTAGAGGCGAAAATATTGACTATGATTGATAAATACCGGGAAACCGACAATACATCCTTTGAAACGTTTTTTGAAGATGTGTATAGTCGGTTTTTTGAGGAAGATGACGAAGATGACGAAGAAGAAGAAGAAGAAGAAGAAGAAGATGATGGCGAAAAGGAAGGTTTCAGTACTCAAAAACGAACACAAGAAAACAATTCATTTCATGCAAAAAATACACAAATTGGTACTACCACAAATACGCAAGAAAATCCCATGTTGTTAAATAATAACAAACTAGCCCCTCAACAAACAACCAATATGGAATATGGTCCAAGTATGTTGAATCCATTGTTAAAAGAGACACAGCGTAGAGTGGTACATATTCAAAGTAAATATCGCGATTATACGACCTATCCTCGATCGACCGATTTTAACTTTAATTTGTCGGATACAATGAATAATGTGGTTGCTTTAAGATTACATTCAGTAAATATTCCCTATAAATGGTACAATATAAGTGATGTTTATAATGCGAATTATTTTCATGTAAAAGGAACGTCTCCTGGAATAAACGGAGTCTATGATTTCAAATTTGAGATATCCCCAGGTGCTTATACGATCCCGGATTTAATAGAAGCGATAAATGCATCTGTTACGAAAGTCGCAATTCAATATCCAGAAGTTGAGTTTGGTACAACCGGTATTTCGTATGATGATAATACATTGAAACCGACACTCACTCTGGATATCAAAAATGTATTTACCGAAAGTAGTTATTATTTACATTTTCTCACATCAGGAAGTTCATTGGTTACACAAGAAAACAATACAACTATACCAGGAATGCTCGGATATCTGAATACAGTACAGCCGTTTTACAATGTATATTCAAAATTTCAGTACGCATTGGCTGCGACCGGATTTGTTGGACCTGTCCCAAACTCATATGACGACCAAGATGTATTTACTGTAGTGGTTGGTGATGATATTACCCCTGGTAACAACTATTTTACCGTTTTGAATTATCAGGGGCCAGAAGAATATGATGTGGATACATCGACGGTGTTGGATACAATAACCGTTACTTATGCAACTGTAGGGGAAGAATATAGTCGCTCTCAACTCATAGCTAAAATAAATGAGGCGATTACATTGGAAACTCGTCTTTCGTCGCGATCGGATATACAATGTGAAATATTTTCTCATAAAACGAATGATGGTAACATAAATTCCCTGAGTCAATATGTATTGACTATACATTTAGCTCCGGAAACAACAATAAAATCGACGAATATGAAGACGGTGGTTCTATTCCCGAACGAAACTACTATTATCACTCCTCCGATATGGACAGGTCCTGATTCTTGTTTTTTGTTTGACGAAGAGCAATTGGTTGTACATCCAAATCATCTGATTGGACAAAACCCGCCGGTTCAAACATTATATGATGTGACTTCGACGCCGACCATTAGTTATACTTGCACGAAAAACTATTATAAGTATTCGCCTTTGAATAATATTAGTGTATCTATACCAACATCTAGTTCTGTTGGATATCCAAATGGATATACGATGAATGAATATGTGGGAATTGATAATGGGACTACTCAATATACCAATTCTGCAATCAATGTAGCATTAACCAATGCAACCCATTCCTCGAACATTACTTTAGATGCGACTATGAGATATTCAATTGAAGACCAGCGGGTGATTTCTCGAACATCCATCAAGACGTCGTTTAATGAATATGATTATAGCTTGGATTTGACGAATTGTATTTTGCATACCGACATTGGCTTTCCTTCAACGATTGATATTACATCACCGGATTCCAATGTAATTACAAATACAGTGTATTATAATGTGCCGATAGATGCAACGGGTTCGGTTTGGACTACGGTTAGCGGCTATGTATCCACATCGCCCCCTTATATCATTGATAATACGAATAATACGATTGTTGTTAGACCAAAGCCATTATTGGGAAATTCGTCCGTTCCGCCATATACAATCCAAATACCCACTGGATCCTACGTCAGTTTGGCTAGATTGAATAAAGTCATCAATTTGACTTTTATTAATATACGAGGTAATCGAACTGGAATGAATGGTCTGAATATGTCGCAGAGTAAGGTCGATATTACAACAACACTTTGTACTTTTACGTATAAAATCCAGACGCAATTAACGGAAAATGATTATAAAATGGAGCTGTCTGGTACATCATGGGACGAATTATTGGGATTTCAATCGCCATATTATCCATTGTCCGTATTTTCAAAACAGACGAATTACGCAGAGGTAATTGCGGATGATATTCCCTATACAGATCCGAGTAAAACAATAACCATTACAACGACGAACAATCGTTTTTATATGTATCCATTTTCTACCATGAAAGGCATATATGATGAGGCGGGTACAAACAGTATAACGATAACGATACCCTCTGGTGAATATAATGTATTTGATTTATACAATGAAATCAATGCACAAATGAATGAAAACGCTTTGTTAGAGGGTTCCTTTATAACTACCTATTACAATGGTGAAAATATTGAATATAGTCAGATGCGAGTACGACTGAATCAAACTTATACAGCACAGGATTATGAGTTAGTGTTTTTTGATATGAATAATGCGCAATTAAACCAAATACCGACGAATGGGAATTTGGTATTTGAACCAACCAAATGGGATCTCACCATAGGGTGGCTACTCGGATATCATAGTGCTCCCATTTATAATTTGTCCCCAAGTGATCCGAATAATTCTCTTTATATTGAAAAAAATAGTTACTTTCTGAATACCGAAACGGGGGTCATCACATTGACTACGGATACAATATTGGATATTTATTTGTACAAGGATTTTTATATTATTCTGAATGATTACACCCAAAATCATTTGAACGATGGTGTAGTAACCATTGAAAGCATTCCTACAACTGTAAAACAGACATCGCCTGCGAATATGGCTCATTATACTGCGAATGCGGAAACAGGTACAACTCAAGTTGGTCTTGAGAAATCAAATTCCCCGAGTCAAATTTTGCCGGAAAAACAGAATTATGCTGCGAATACAATCAAATATGATAATAACGCGAATAAATCTATTACCAAAACATATTCGAATCCACCTTATTTGAAGGATTTATTCGCATTGATTGCTTTGAAACCGTCTTCATTGAAGCGTGGCGAAATATTTGCTGAATTTGGCGGTGCTCTTCAGGAAAATGAGCGTAAATATTTTGGGCCAGTGAATATAAAAAAAATGTCTGTTCAGTTGATGAATGACCGTGGTGATATAATCGATTTACATGGCGCAAATTGGTCGTTTTCGATAATCGCCGAATATTTGTACAATCAGACTCGTATTTAGTGTTGGGCTTGTAACATGTATCGGTCAATTTATAGAATTAAAATGAAGGTCTAATTCTATAAAATAAATATCGTTTATGCCTCAATCACAGAATTTGTCTCTTGAAAATCTGAATAAAAAGATGAATAAGATTATCAATCATTTAAATCATATGACGGATGCTTTAAATAGTCTTTTGCCTGAGACTATGATGCTCGATTTGATGAAGAATGAGACTACGTCTCCAATTAGAGTGAATAATGAGTCAAGAAATAGTACCGGGTTGCTCTTGAGCAAACCGACGATAACTGCTCAAGGAAGGTTACAAATGAGTACATCGAATACATCTTTAGCCGTTCCAATGAGAGAAAGGTCGAAATCGTCTATGATATTATATGGGAACAACAAAAATCAACATAAAAACATAGATTCTAATGTAAAAAGACGAGAACAAACAAATGCTGTTCGAGACATGCATCAAACATTACACGAGGAAATATGCGAATTAGATAATATTCGTGCAATGTTGTTAGAAGAAGAAGAAGAAGATTAGATCCTTGAATAACCAATACTAATTGTATAAACTGTCGGACATTCAAAATGTCCCATTTTGAGCGTCCATAGGTATAAAAATCTAGGTAGATGTATAATATTGTATGTCGAACGAAAAAAATATCCGCAGAACAAAGAAAAAACGGCGAATTATAAAAAGAATGAAATCGCCCTGGATTGTTTTTGTGGAAAAAAATATGGAACGCGATCGAATCAAATTGTCGGAAGTAGTGAATAGTGAAAAATATAGACAAGAATATTATTTAGAGTATAGTAGGGGTAATTCAGATGCCGCATTCTCGTGAAAAATGTGACTTGTATATATAGTATGTCTATTGCTACATTAAAACGTAAAACAGCGGCCAAATATAACAATATGAGTGTAAATGTACCTCAATTTTCCATTGTTGGAGGTACTCGCAACCAAGGATGGGTAGGTCAGGGAGTACGATCTCGTACCATTCCTCCTACACGAATGCACGGAGATACACAGAAGGGCAATGGTGGATGTTGTGGGACATACAACGTAGCTCCTCTAGTGAAGGGTTGTTGCACAAACAATCCTAGTGTGATCAAACGCCCTTCCTTGGGAACCAATGGAATGCTTCAGAGTCGGTATCGTTGGGTACGTCGTCCCCAACCTTATACCAGTGTGAAACCAGGAGCCGGAAATATCCTGCACAGAACTAGTGATGAATATACCAAGCGAAAGGCTCGTAATATAATATGTCCTATGTGTGTTCAGCATATACCCCGTGAAGCTTCAACATGTATGAGTTGTGATACAGCGCCTACCATGTTTAACAATAGGTTAAACACACCTCAATCTTTCGCGCAACCATACCCGAATCCAATGACTAAGACCGAACCCTATATGTTGAAATCGGCAAGTACCCAAGAAGACTATTTGCGACGTTTAGACAGCTGTTGTACAACATTGGATGAGGAATTCTTGGACCAGGAAAATAAAAATCCTACATCAAAAATGCCTTTTGCGTGCGGTGTAGCTGATTTCTATTCTTGCAGTTAATTGTTGTTTTATGAAAAACATGAATTGATTTTCAATTTATGTTTTCGCTTATGGTGATTGATTACTTGTTACCGGTTTAACGGGCACCCCTCTTGTTAATGGTTGGAAATTATTATTCTCATCACTATTATCGACCGGAGCAGGATTCACAGGATCAGGAACAAGATCAGTATTCACAGGATCAGGAACAGGAGCAGCATTCACAGGATCAGGAACAAGATCAGTATTTTCGGAATCAGGAACAGGAGCAGTATTCACAGGATCAGGAACAGGAGCAGCATTCACAGGATCAGGAACAAGATCAGTATTCACAGGATCAGGAACAAGATCGGTATTCACAGGATCAGGAACAAGATCAGCATTCACAGGATCAGGAACAAGATCGGTATTTTCGGAATCAGCGTCAGCATTTTCGGAATCCGGAACAGGAACAAGATCAGTATTTTCGGAATCAGCGTCAGCATTTTCGGAATCAGGAGCAGGAACAAGATCAGTATTTTCGGAATCAGCGTCAGCATTTTCGGAATCAGGAGCAGGAACAGCATTTTCGGAATCAGCGTCAGGCGCAGCGGGTATATAATATGCCTTACCTTCAATAACAACCCAATTGTTACCGGTTATAAAGATAGTATTATTTATTTTTGCCCTATCATCAATAGAATTAACATTTTTGAAATTGATTTGACTTAACTGTAATAATATTTTACAACGCTCTTTTCGCTCTACATAATTGGGGACATTATTAACAATATCTTTTTGATTACCGTCCGTTAATGCAGAATATATAGGTCCATATTGTATTTCTATCTTTGTGTTGTTATTATGGATAGCATTTAATTTATCTATATAGTCGTTAGATTCCGGTTTGTTTAAAAGATCATCGAGGATAGGAGGGGAAACATAATCTCCTGCTATATCCAATAAAATTTCTAGAATAGTATCATTGCCCCATGTAGCTGCAACCTCGAGTAACGAAGATTTGGTACTATTTGTAGAATTGAATAATGCAAATATAAAATTGGTACCAGTTTCTTTAAAAACATTATTAAACTGGTTGCCCGAATTATCATTGGGAATTTGTGAGGTAACATTGCTTCTAGACATAATTTTGTCGGTGTGACGTTTTAGACCGTAACAACATTGAATAGTATTAATAAATGCTTTTGTGTTATTAGTAAATACAAATTCTATTAATTTATTCATTATTAACCATTTAAGCTTTTCATTTGGATCATTTGGATCATTTGGGAGTGGATTTAATGTAAATTCGGTTGTTTGGTTTGTATTCGACAAATAACCTTTTTTGTTTGTTATAACTGTTTTATTGTCGGTTATATTTATCGAGTCGGTTTTAAAATCGCATGCATATGATGGTGTAATCAATGTGTAAAGTTGAATTTTGGGGTTATTCCAATCGAACGTAGGCAGTGCCCCACCCTTCATGTTTCTTTTTTTGAAACTCTGTTTTCTGTTTCCTTTTCGTTTCTTTTCGGTGCTACGAGATTTCATTCTATTATATTATACCGTTGGAAATTTATACTGCTAGACATTTGTAATGGGACACTATTTGGGTGTTGTTGCAATTTCCAGAGCGGTATCTCACCCTTGTGTAATTACTAGAGTATAAGACAAAATTGATTGTTTCGAAAACAACAAAAGAATAAGACATATCTTATTCTATTGATCATGGAAAAAACACAAACAATATCACTCACGGATGACTATGTTCGCTCATTGTCGGACAAGGAATATCAAGGTTATATGATTGCTAAATCGCATTTGGGTTCATCATTTGATCTTGAAAAAAGCTTGGGTTTCATTGAATGGAAACAAAAAACGGAGTTGCTTAAGGTTGAGCAAAAGAGTTGATAGCCTCGTCCTTTTGATCGGGATCGGGTTGAAGATTACGCCAAGATTTGAAATCACCATATTTCATGGGTTTCACAACTTGTTTTACTTCAGAAACTTTCACAACTGGTTTCTCTAAAAGGGAAAAATTGTGTATTTTTCCCATGGAAACAAATTTATTTTGCGCCAATACTTTCTCAGAAGTGTTTATTCGCAATTTCCCTTTGGTCTTTTTCGGCTTGGGTTGTAAAAAGGGACCCTTTTTTACATCCACCTTTTGCTCTTTTTGCTTTTTTTTCGTCTTTTCTATTTCGTGAATACGCAGAAAAGGTGATTTGCTCACATGTTCATGTACATTTTCATCAATAAAAAAATCAAGACATTGATACACCGAAACATATTTCATTGCAACTGCATTGAGTAGTGGATATGAAATGTGTGTGTCTGAATAATAAGAAAATCCCCGTTTATATGCATCGTAATGCATGACTATATTCCCACGTGGTGTATAATCCATCAAAATGCGTTTCCGCCATTCTTTTTCCAAATCGCCATTTTGCTCTTTGGTCGCTTCCTCATAAGATTCTTTCAAATAAAAACGGTCACCTATGTTGGAATTCGCATTATCCTTGTCTTTTTCGAATCGAGCAACAAAAAGAGCTTTGTTATGTTCAATGTAGGCTTCGTCTGGAGACAATTTTGTTTCTTCTTTTTTTTTATTAGGTTTCATATAGCTCCACAGAGTAATGGATGCACCAATGGCTACACATGTTGATACAATGAATGTGGTGCGAGTGGAAAAACCAAACATGTTATATGGAATGCCATGATAATTTTTATATACGTTTTACCTCATAGACTAAAATGTTACATATTGGCGACTTCTTGTTTTCGCACGTCGAACAGATCAGCAATCTCTTTGTCTAATATGGGTACTTGAATACGGTCGTACGTTTTGTAAGGATTGTCGGGATGCATACACACCAAATACAAATCGGTCACTTTCTTACCGTATTTGATTTCCAAAATATTCTTATATACATTGAGTTGGAGAGCATAGTGCCAAAAGTTGGTGTCTGGTAGGTGTGCAATACAGGGAGTTATTGCGGATTTACCAAAGCCATTTTCGTAAGAGATCTCTTTGCATCGTTTCCAATCGTAAATTTGGAGAGTTCCGTCGGGGTTTTCGAAAATCATATCAATGGAACCGGATAATTTGAGTTCCTCATAATAGATACACCATTCAGTGCGGTAGGGTTTTAATTCGGGAAAATCCGTGACAAATCGTTGAAACCATTGGTATTCAATACTGTCGTTTTTTACATCCCATTCATTGTAAAAGCATTCAATGTCGTAGTGCATCAAGGTGCCTGCTTCTGCAGCACAATCGCGATTTTTGTCCCAATCTGCGAGAATTTGTTGTTTGGTCATCCCGTAATATTTGTAAGTGGGGTCCTTCATTTTGCGTCCCCTGAGCATGTTATTAATAATAGCGTCGGCATTAAATTCGGGAAAATGGTGATGGTTCCATGTGGTTACGGATGTGTAACCTTGTTTTCCATGGACTGTGTAAATGTGGGGTCCTTCATCGAATGTGATGAATTCATCACGAGGATGGGCGTTTTTCTTGGCCAAATGGTGAGGAACGGGTTTGGACATGTTGTGTAAATATTCTTGAATAGAAATCTTTATTAGGTTACAAATGAGAGTAAAACAAAAAATACATCAATTTTGTGTAATATTAGTAGCATTTTAACTGGTGACATTTCAAGTTTTCACTAATTGCAGGGTCTCCAAACAATCGTTTTTTTTCCAAAGTGTATGTATTGAAATCATGTGTTCTGTGATATAGTGAGGGTCCTGCTTTGCAATGTAAAATCATATAGAGATTGAATAGATCAATCTCCATATTCAACCGACACATAAGTCGATTGTGATTGAAGTAATGTGAAAGTTCATGAACACACTGTTTAAATTGTCGGTTGGGCATGATATTCTATTCTATTTTACAGAAGAATAAAAAAATATATTTAAGTATATTTGTTATCAGCATATTTTAGTACAAATGGGTAAATATATTATACGTAGTCATATTCAATATCGTGTTCAAAATTGCGAGCAATATGTTGAAATAACCATTTTTTGAGTTCGGATTGGCGACGTTCTTCATATGCTTGCCCAAGACCATTGATTTTGCGCATATATAGAATATTACGTTCCTTGTTTTCTTCACTGGATCGAATCATCCGAGTATTTTCACGTTGCCAATTTAGAAAGGTGGCGAGGAAAGAGTGTGAAAGACGATTTACAAATCGTGTGAAATCTCTAGAGGACATAATTGTCCATTGGGGCTCGTCGTGTCCTTCACTTATGGTCCATATGTAGATTGTCCCAGATTTTTGAGTAAAACAACAAATGGGAAATGGACCAGAATAACTAAAGAAGTCTATGATAGATCGTTTCATTCCATCTGTAATATCGCCATCAAATACACCTTTTAAATGTTCATAAGATACAGGTATTGTTTTGCTCCATTCATGAAAGGGAAGACTAGGTTTTGGATAGTCTGGACGTTGTAACCATTCTAATATAACTCTACGTTTTCGAGTCACACTTAGACCTTTTAGTCGCAGTACATCTTTTTCCAATTTCTCCACTTTATTGAATAAATATTGAACAATAATATGTTGATTTTCGACAGAAGGTATTTTTTTGCAGCTGTCTAATTTACGTTCCCTTTCGAATTTTGGACCGTGATAAAATGCGCACATTTGAACATGTGAATCAAACCCTTCTTTGAATTCAAAGAATTCGCGGCAATATTTGCAATAATGATCGAACATAGACATTGTTAATTATTTGTGTGAAAACTTTGTGGATAATGATCATTATCAATTTTGTTTGATATTCGGAAACAAAAATCGTATCTTACATTATAGACGTAATGAGTAAATATTTTGATAGCGCATCCAGGAATTTGTTTATGGATCCCACAGTGACTCAGCACGGAAGTCACATGGTGATGACGGATGTTACTCCTCCTACAAAGGTCAAACATATAAATATTGATACGCGATATCGTGACGATTATGATCCGAGTAAATTGGCTGATTATTGTATCACGTTACCTGAACGAATTAATGACGTAAAGAGTATTCAGGTAGTCAATGCTGAAATTCCCATGACGTTTTATAACATATCGAATGATCTAGGAAACAATGTGTTGCATTTAACGTTGGGGGGGTTTGTAGCAGTTATAATTATTCCAGACAATCAATATACAGAAGCTAGTTTGGTAACAGTCATTAACGATCAAATTGCATTGGCTTCTAACGCGGTATTTCAAAAGATAACGTATTCTATTGATAATCATCGCAGTGTATTTACGAATACAAGTTCGGTTGAATGTGAGATAGCATTTGATGTAACAACACAAGGTTCAGTTGATTTACAAAATGCGACTTATAAATTGGGTTGGTTGATGGGATATCGATCTCAAGTATATATAATTCGCTCAACTGCGAGTTTAACCAGCGATGCATTTGTTGATTTATATGGCCCACGTTATTTGTATTTGGTGGTAGATGAATTTAAAAATGGGAATCCCCATTCTTTTACCAGTTTGTTGCAAGAATCCGCCGTGAATGGTAGTCAAATATTGGCTCGATTTGCGATGAATTCCAAATCGTATCCTTATGGAGTTATGTTTCCGGTTCGCGGAGCTTATATTGATTCGGATGTACGCAAATATACAGGGACAGTAAATTTGCAACGTCTCCAAGTAAAATTGGTAAATGAGAGAGGTGTTCCTTTGAATTTAAATGGAATGGATTTCTCGTTTTGCATGGTGGCTACACATGAATAAAATTGATGTTTTGTACATATAACCATACCTTGATAAATACAAGTTCAAACATGGATTTATCAATATTATCACAGGAACAACGCTATACGTTTGGGAAATTTCGTGAAGGCGAGAATATTTTCGTCACGGGACCAGGAGGAACCGGAAAAACACGTTTGATTGAATATTTTGTACATGAATGCAAAAATAAGGGTCGTAATGTTCAGGTTTGTGCGATGACTGGATGTGCTG